CCACAATTTGTATATTAACAAAGACGGCAATGCCAATAATCATTACGACATACAGATAGGACCAAACGCAAACATTAACATACAAGTGGACAAAGGTAATATCAATGTGGTCACCGTAGATGGCAATATCAATGTCAACTCTGGTGGTGATTACAATTTAAAAGTACAAGGTAACTATACCGAGACCATAGAGGGAAACAGAACGGCCGTTATAGAAGGATCAAATACAGAAAACACGACAGGCGCTAAGACAATACGAGGTGCCACCATTGACCTAAATCCTTAGACTTTTTGACTATTCGGAACTAAAGGCCTTTTTTAATCTATAAATGCAATAACAATCATTAGATATATCGGCCAATAGAAAAACAAGGCCAGGAACTGGAAAGCAAAAAACACTTCCTTTTAGACAATTTTTTCCTCGGAAGCTTGACTTCCTCCAGGTTTGATATATAATACCAATTATGCTAATAAATCTATTTTGTGTACCTTTTCATAAAGAAAACTCTCTTTCTTTAGGACACGAACAGTTAAACCAATACGCAATAAATCTAAGTAATAGTGGCGTGGGAAGAAAAGTGTCTAATACAGGTTATCAATCAAACGATTTGGATAAAGATGTAACCATATTACAACCTCTCATAGATTCATTATATAAACAGGCCACACTTTATTGTGGTGCTTTACAAGTTAATTTGAACAAATATAATTTGATATTAGATAACATATGGTGTAATGTCAATAAACAATATGATTATAACCATATGCATTTACACCCTTATTCTTTTTTAAGTGGTGTTTATTATACAAAGGTTCCTAACAATAGTGGGGGTATTAATTTTGTACATTCTAATGATTTAATGCAATATGATTGGCCAAAGTATATGTTTGATACACCTAATTGGTATAATGCATTATCTTATTATTTGGAACCACAAACAGGTGATACGTTAATTTTTCCAAGTTGGTTAAAACACGAAGTCACTCATAATACTTCTACGGAAGATAGAATTTCTTATGCGTTTAATTTTAGACTCTTGGAAAACGACTCGGAAAATCTTTAAGTCTTTGAAAGTTTCTTGTTTCTGAAGGAGTGTGGAATTATATATAACGGTGTAGTTGCCTTCAGGAAGGCTCCAGAGTCCATCGTTCCAACTAAATATAGAAAACACTTATAAAAAGAACAAACAAAGAGAGATATGGCGGAACTTAAATCAGGTGATTTTACTAAAACGGCAAGCAAAGGTCCATTTGCAGGTCTATCACGTTTAGATATAGTAAAAACAAAAATAAAAAAACAAAGACCTTTTGTCTTAGGTGCAAATGCTACTGGCCGTAGTATCTATGGTGTATCCATTTCTGGAAATTCTTTTCCTTATAGTTTATCTTATACATTAGCTAAAAATGAAAAAAAGAATATATTGACTACGCCTTTAAATAAAGTTTATAAAGATGAAGACTTTGGTGGTGGTGGATCAGGTTCAGGCGGTGGTGCAGACTTTACCTCTATTACAGAATCAGGTCAATGTTATTATTGTTCTTATGCGTTTAATGTAATAAAAGGATTAATTAAAAAACCACCTGTTAAAAAAGAATTAGAAAAGGGTAAAAGTTTTGTAAGTGCAACTAAAAACTTAGATAGTGTTATGTCCTCTTCACCTGAAGATTGGGTAGATACGTATATTCGTACAGCAAATGAGTTATTTAAAAATTATCGTAAATCATTTTCAGGTCCCGTTTACTTTCATAGAGGTAGTAAGTTTATGAATGAAGTGTATAAGGCCAAAGCTGAAGTATTAAAAGAAGATATACGATTATCTCAAAAGTCAGGTAAACTACCACAAGCACCAGGTTCATTTTCAAATGATAAATGGAATCCAGGTGATATATGGATGTCCAATATGAAACCTAGTGAACAACCATTAGATACTTTTAAAAGTTGGTCAGAATTAAATCAATCAGTATTACAAAAAGCAGGACAAGTTCAAACAAAACAAATGAAGTTATTAGGTGTATCACTTAAAAAATTAGGTGGTGGTATTAAAGTTCAACCTTTTAATTTACCTAAACGTGTAAACAATATAAGTGTACCTTATGGAGGTTTTATTTTTGGTCGTAATGGTGATTTCTTTTCTTCAATTGATATGTATATGTCAATGGGAGGTGCTGAAGTTCAGTTTAGAGCATTTAACTCTACAAAATCCTGGCAAGGAGAAATAAAAGGATTATCAGCCGCTGGTGGTAAAATTGGTGGAGGTAATGTTAATTACTATTGTGAAAAACATATGAATCGTTCTATAGGTTTAAAATCAAAACTAGGTAACAATTGGAGTGAAACTCCACCTAATCGTGTTGATATTGAATATATGTATAGTCTGTATAAAAAATATAATGAAAAACAAAAACAACCTTACTCAAAGAAAAACTTTCCAACTTTAAGTATGGCAGACTTTAAAAAGAAATTAGGTAAAAATCTAAGTTTAATCTTTTCTAAAAATATGTGCTTACTGTTTTTAGATACTATGATGAGTGGATCACCTAAACAAAGAGATCAAATCTCAACCGAGATTATACGTTATGCGGCTTCAAATACGGATATAAGTTCGTTCTTTGTTAAAGTTTATTAAGAATTATCTTTATAGTATAGGACTTTTTCTTTTTCATTATCTTTAGCTTGTAAGTAAACAGTTGTTATTCCTGATACAAAACCTAAAAATGCAAAGATAGCTCCTATTAAAAAGTTGTCAGCTTCAATAGCTCCAGTAGCAAATACCATTAGTAATAAAAATAGTACGCCAAAAAATGTTATCATATGTTTCATAGTGTTTTCTCCTTATTTTAAATATAAAGGTCCTGTCCATTGAATTGGATAGTTACCTGTTAATACATTTCCTCTTGGTGAGTTTAACGCAGGTGCATTCCAACCAGCAGCCTTTAATATATCACCTTTTTTAAAATGTTTAAAATCTTCTTTTGCAATAAAACAAAAAACACCAGTATCGTGTACAACTTTAATGTATTTTTTACCGTGTATAACTTTTGTTTTATTATCCCAAGCGTCAACCTGTTCTTTACTCCAACCAGTAAGTTCTTTACCACCTAAAGTGGAATATCTTACATAGTCTTGTTTAGCACCAGCTATTAGATTTTTAATTCCTTCGTCTAGTGTTTTAGCCGTTTGATTTACAGTTATCATATTGTATTCTCCTTTATTATCTATTATTTTCTAATTGATAGAAAAGTTTGTAAGACTTACCATCTTTTGTTTTAGACCATTTGTCTAAATCAGTTTTTATCATTTTTCTCAAATCACTTAATAAAACTCTTTTAAGTGAATTGTCTTTTTGAGGGACTAATGCATAAATGTTAGTATCAACTTTATCATTTTTATTTGTCATAGTGTTTTTGTTTTTCATATACGTATATAATACACGGAATAAATACAATTGTCAATAGCCAAAACCAAAAAATATGCCAAAAAAACCCTTAATTTTAGTGATTTTTTCACTTTTTTTGTTCACCCTTTGTTCTTGTACGGTAAAAAAATGTAAAATATCGCCAAATTACAAAGAAATTGGCGATTCGGCGTTAAAAAATACCAATAATTTGACCGAAATTGAGTTACGAACGGCACAAATCAACTGTAAATATTGATAATAAATACTACTATGGAAGAAAAACAAACATTTTGCGAAAATTGCGGACACAATTGCCATTGTGGTGGTAAATGTAAACAGGAAATTGTTGATGAATTTGGCGAAAAATATAAAATTGAGTGTTGTGGACACTGTAGACATAACGAAAATGAGAAAAAGGATTAACAATGGCTAAAAAAAGTGCAGTTGGAGTAAGTAATTTCATAAGAAGTAAAAGAAAAAAGAGAAAAGGACGTCATTCTAAGAGTCCAAACAAAAGTTTTAAAAGAAGTTATAAACCTTATAGAGGACAAGGAAGACCTTAATGCCTGCAATCTGTAGAGAAGGCGATACTTTGACTACAGGTCACGCATGCGTTGGAACTACAACGTTAGATACACCCACTCAATCAACAGTAAGAGCAAATGGTATATTAATTGCAAGAGTAGGCGATCCTACGGTATCTCACCCTGCGCCTCCTACGCCACCTTGTCCACCTCACGTTAGATACGTGAACATAGGTTCATCTACTGTTCGTGTTGCTGGCGCATTTGTAGCAAGAATTGGTGATAGTACCGATAGTGGGGAAATGATAAGTGGTTCTTCAAATATCTTTGTCGGATAGTGTATAAATATTGTTACTATGCCAAGTTACAGTACAGAGTTTACATCTAATAAAAGTAAAAGAGCAACTAGACTCTATAAAGACTTAGATTTAGACTTTGGAAGAAACGCTGTAACCAATGATGTTAACAAATTAACAGATGTTGAGGCAGTAAAACGAAGTGTTAGGAATTTAATTCAAACTAATCACTTTGAAAGACCATTCCATCCAGAAATTGGTGGAAACGTTAGAGCACTTTTATTTGAACCTGTTACACCATTAACTGCTCTTAACTTACAAAGAAAGATTGAAGAAGTTTTAAATAATTTTGAACCAAGAATTAAGTTAGTTCAAATTTTAGCTAATCCTGATATTGATAGAAATAGATATCAAGTTTCAATTAGCTTTTATGTCATTGGTATACCACTACCAGTTACAGTGGAAACATTTTTAGAAAGACTAAGATAAAATGGCAAGTAATAAATTAGAAGTATCAGAATTAGATTTTGATGATATAAAAAGTAATCTTAAAACTTTTTTACAAAATCAATCAGAGTTTCAGGATTATAATTTTGAAGGTTCTGGTTTTGCTGTTTTATTAGATTTACTTGCATACAATACTCACTACTTAGGTTTCAATGCTAATATGTTAGCAAATGAAATGTACTTAGATAGTGCTGACATACGAAAAAATATTGTGTCATTAGCAAAGATGTTAGGTTACACACCAACATCACCGAAAGCATCAACAGCAGTTATTGACATTTTAGTAAATAATGCAAGTGGTACTTCTATCACTATGCCAAAAGGAACTGTGTTTACAACTTCAGTTGATGGAACATCATATCAGTTTGTTACTAACGCAGCAAATACAATTACACCTAGTTCTGGTGTTTATCGTTTTTCAAGTGTATCCATTTACGAAGGAACCTTAGTTACTTTTAAATACACAGTCGATAGTTCTGATCCAGATCAAAGATTTATTATTCCAAGTGTTAATGCTGATACTTCTACTTTAAGAGTTCAAGTTCAAAATTCAGCTGTTGATACCACTGTAACAACTTATACTATCGCAACAGGTATTACTGAATTATCTTCCACATCTAAAGTTTATTTTTTACAAGAAGGCGAAGATGGAAAGTTTGAAGTTTATTTTGGAGATGGTATTATAGGTCAGTCTTTATCAGATGGTAATATCGTTATCTTAGAATACATTGTTACAAATAAAACAGAAGCAAATGGTGCTTCTTCATTTACTCTTTCAGGTAACATTGATGGATTTACTAATGTTACAATTACTACAGTTTCAAGTGCACAAGGTGGCGCTGAAGCACAATCAAAAGAATCAATACGATACAATGCACCGTTACAGTATGCCGCACAAGATCGAGCAGTAACGACAACTGACTATGAAACACTTGTACAAGAAATTTATCCAAACGCACAATCAGTTTCTGCGTGGGGTGGCGAAGATGATGAAACACCTATTTATGGTGTAGTTAAAATTGCGATTAAAGCAGCATCAGGTTCTACACTTACTGACGCAACAAAAACATCTATTGTAACACAATTAAAAAAATACAATGTTGCTTCTGTAAGACCACAAATTGTTGATCCTGAAACGACAACAATCTTACTTACTTCAAATGTAAAATATGATGAAAGAGCAACTACAAAAACAAGAGATACATTGAGATCAGAAATTATATCTGCGTTAAACACTTACAATACAAACACACTTCAAAAATTTGATAGTATGTTTAGATATTCAAAGATTGTTGAATTAATTGATGACACAGATACTTCTATTTTATCAAACATCACAACTTTACGAATAAGAAAAACATTTACACCTACAATATCATCTTCTACTCGATATGATGTTTATTTTAGAAACGCAGTTTATAATCCACACACAGGACATAAATCTATGTCAGGTGGAGTTTTAGAATCATCAGGTTTCAAAGTACCAAATGATAGTAACGTTTATTTCTTAGATGATGATGGTTCAGGTAATGTAAGAAGATATTATCTTGTATCAGGTGTAAGAACGTATGTTAATAACACACAAGGAACTATTAATTATACAACAGGTCAAATTACAATTAATTCACTTACAGTAGCATCCGTTGAAAATATTAGAGGTGCTTCATCAACAGTTATTGAGTTAACAGTTCAACCAAACTCAAATGATATTGTTCCAGTAAGAGATCAGATACTTTCCATCGATACAGCAAACTCATCAATTACAGTTGAGGCAGATACGTTTGTTGGAGGTTCTGCTGACGCAGGAGTAGGTTACACTACATCATCAAGTTACGGGACTTAAATA